TCTCCACGTGTCACAGGGATGAGAATGGACAATTTTTTAACAAGGACCTCAAGCATCCTTCATACACGATACTTTTCTATCTGAAAGAACTGAATGGATGTCTAGATATAGTAGAAAATAGCCATACACAGTCAAAAATCATGAACCTTAAAAGGTTGAAAACGATCGAATGTGTACCGGGCCAAGCCATATTGTTTGACTCCGACATGATTCACAGTGGATCGAAACACGACATGGACGACACGACCCGCATACAGCTCAAGCTTCATCACAGGGACGACGCATTTCCCAAATATCTCGAAAATACCAAACTTCGACTGGACGCGTCGAAGGAGTCATCGGGTATATCCAATGTGATGAGAAACATATCTTGTACACTCCCGTTCTTCGGGGACTTGACGAGGAACGGGCAAAATATCCCCGAATTTATTACCCGACTGTATAAAGACGTCACGTATGGAAATGGTAAGTATGCGACCGATAGCTATTAACACGTATGTACTTTTCATGTTCATGGCCTACGTGATGCGCAGAGCGGGAACATTTTCCTTGGAGGACAAGGTGAAGATGATAGAGTTTTTAGCCCACATGGCTCAGAACCCCGATACACGGATATTAAATATTATTATGTAGTATATGAGTTTTGAAGTCATCACATATGCTACACATTCAGAAAGAATGTTTCCCGAATTGATAAACAGTGGGTATCCAATAAAGGTTTTGGGGTGGGGAGAGAAATGGGAAAACTTTTTGACAAAGATAAGAGGTGTGTTGAGTTACGTGAAAACCAAACATCCAGATGATATCATAGTATGCGTTGATGCTTTTGATACTATTATAAACCGGGATCCCAAAGAGGCTGAAAAGATATTCAAGTCAATGGACTGTGGATTCTTAGTGTCAAATGATTTATATTACAATTTTTTATTAGGTTTAAGGCATAAATTTAATTTCGGTACTTGTCAAGGTGAATATACAGCTAATATGGGATTATGGATGGGATATGTTAAATATATAATTCCGATACTTGAAGCAGTCGTAAGTAAAAAGTGTGGTGATGATCAGATAAATTTCAACTCAGTGTGCAGTGATTATGAATTTATAAAAATAGATGTTGAAAACAAAGTTTTTTTAAATAAAAAAGGTAACGATACCCGTGAATCTATATTTCATGGATATCCTGGTACAGGGTCTATGAATTTATCTAGAATTCTAAAATCTTTTTTTGTTGACTACATGGGACGAACTATCATACTTTTAACATTACTTTTATATATGTTATCTACTCTTTTTCCAATTATGAATTATTTGTGGATTCCATTCGTTATGACATTTTTGTTATATTCGAATAAATCCTGTACATTCATTTCCTAGCCCACATGGCTCAGAATCCAGACACACAAGAGAACCACGAGTATGTCAGACCACTTCTTAATGAGGTCGTACCCAGGTTGGACTTGCCTGTCTATACCACTGGGCTTGAAAATCAAAGCGTTTAATATCGTGTAAGGAATTTTCCACCCGTTTTCTACGTTTTCAGTGTGTGTCACCTTTTGATACGCCAGGGGAAGTTTGTACGTAAACTTTGACCAGTGTCTATTCGTCTCTAAATCTACATGACCTAGCATACAGTCGTTTTTGACTAACCACTCCATATACTTTCTGTTGTACACGGTGGCATGTGCACCAAAATGTAATAAGAGTCTTTGATTATTAGAAAAGGAAAAGGGGTTCACCACGGGTAAGAACGAACCTAACGCGTACACGTCTGGATTTTTACTCATCAGAAAACTACACAAGTCCTCTAAGATTACCGGGTTACGTATCCGTTCGTCAAATTCACAGTCATCTTCGAGTACTAATATTCGTTTGAACCCCTTACTGAGGGCATCCCTGAATGCATTCTTGAGTGCATGTTCCAGGTCGTAGTTTGTTTTTTGCACGCGAAGATTTTTATGACAGTTTTTGTACCCCCTGTTGTACTGATAGATGACACGCGACGTTATACCACTCCTAGATACCTGCTCACGTATATGTTTTTCCCTCGGCGACCCCTCCATGATAAGGACGTACGTACATTCTATGCATGTTTCGAGATTCCCTGGTTCTTCGACGAGCCTGTAGCACTCAGACATATATTATAATCAAAGATGTTTTCTGGGAATTGATCACATAAATATTGTCTGTATATAATAAAATGAAGATAGCATTCATATGTATAGTTAAAAACGGTGCAGACTATATAAAAAATAATATAGAAATATTGCACCGTACGAATCATGACATATATATAGTCGAAAATAATAGTGTGGACGGCACGAAGGAAATACTTCAACGACTCAAAGGTGATGGTATCGTGAAGAACATAACAACGCTCGATTTAGATCAACAGGATGCTATGAGTTTTTGTGATTATAACATAAATGCTATATGTAAAAAACGTGTGAGGAGACTTGCATACATCAGGCAACAGGGGTTAAACAGTGTATTACAATCCGGTATATCTTATGATTATATATGCGTGGTAGACTTGGATTTCGTATATGTTGACCTCGATGGATTCGTTGATATGTTAGACTACATGGAATCAAATAAAAATGTAGATGGTATTTTTGGAATGTCTGTTACACGTGGTATTAATTTACCATATGATTATGGTCCGATTAAACCTTTACATAAAATAGTACCTATTTGTCTAAAATTGAATAGACATGTCACGGTAAAATCAGCCTTTAGTGGTTTTGGTTTATATCGTACATCTTCCATATTAAAAACCAGTGCCAACTACGATTATGAGAATATAACGAATATAGAACATATATATTTTAATTCTCATTTTGACAAATTAGTCGTCGATACACATTTTAACCCGATATACGGTATTGATAAACGTAATACATTACGTACTGTTATTATTTGTACAAGTGTCGTCTGCATACTGCTTTATACATATCATCTCCTCCGACGAGCTCGAGCTTAGTACTCTTGACGATCCTCTTCGTGAAGGGTCCCTGAGTGCCGTCGAGGCAGTCCATGCACATGGCCGTCAGCTTGGTCACCTCATCGGCCAGGGGCACGCAGTCCAACAGGTTGCCAAACTTTCGCTGTTTGTAGTCCCCATCCAGTCCCGCCAGGAGTACGATTCTTCCCGCCTCCAGCTCCTTCTCCACGAAGGGTTTGAGACCCGTGAAAAACTGAGCTTCGTCTAGGGCAACCACGTCGCACCCGGTGGTGTCCACTTCACCGAGGTCGTTGGTTTTGATGCACCGGAAGGTGACGTTATCATGGGTCCGAAGCACCTCCTCTGTGGACCGGATGTCCTTCTGGGAATTGATCACCACCACCTGTTTTCCTATGACCTTGTACCTCTTCAGACGACGAATCATCTCCGTCGTCTTACCCGAAAACATGTTACCCATGATGATGCGAAGACTCATTTTGGTTATTAGATACTTTTTATTTTAAGCGTTTCGACGTACACGGGTCTCTCTGTCTTGATGATGCATAGTCCCAGGCGTATGATGTTTCTGACGAAGTTTGACTTGACGAAGATGACTGAAAAGTCTATGTTTTCACTGGAATCTCCCCTGTGTTTGTCGAGCACCCCCTTGATGGACATGACTTTCCTCAGGGAGATGTTCGAGCACTGACTCGCATCGATGATCAGTTTTACACGATTGTTCTTCTCCCACAGTTGTGTAAAAAATGAATCTAAGTGAACGGGTGTGGTTTCGTTTGTCACGACCAAACTCGATATCATCTTGAAGTATGTACGAATATATTTCACAGGATGGCATTCACATCGGTGTCGGCGAGGATGCCAAGGACAATTCCAAGCTCACCATGACGTCCAATCACATGTACTGGTGGATGCATGTGGCTGACGCCCCGGGTGCTCACGTGGTCATATACAGTACCGATGTACTACCCAAGGAGACCCTGAATGATGCCGCTGTCATAGCCGTGTATCACAGTAGGGCGAAGATTGCACCCAAGGCGACGGTTCACATGGCGAGAGTCGACCATGTGATTCCTGGGAAAAAGACGGGTGAGGTCCACATCATAGAGATTGCCAGGGCTAAGACTGTGTTCATAAACAAGGAGATTCCGAGAATGGAAAGGTTATTAAAAACGAGGGTCCATAAGAAGGTATGGAACACCAGCAGTGGGACCCTGTCGTGCTTCGGAAGAAAGTCGTGCCTCTCCACGTGAGCCCCCCAAAGATTCCCAAGGAGGTGGAAGAGATTGGCACGCACGAGAAGGTGAGCATGTCTCTCGCCAAGACTATTCAACAGGCTAGGATCGCCCGGGGGTACAAGACCCAAAAGGACCTGGCCATCGCCGTGGGTGTCAAGGTGGACATCGTCAATGGATATGAATCAGGTAAGATCATTCCCGACAATAACGTGATGCAAAAACTTCGACGGGTCCTGGGAGTAAAGTTAAAGAATTGAAGTGGTGATTAGATATGAAGTTGCTAGGAATCGACATAGGATATTATAACATAGGATTAGTGCTAGCAGATTGTAATAAAGAGAAGGTGAATGTTCTTTATGTTCAAAAGATTGATCTCACCCAATATAAATCCCGTGAGGCACCCGAACTCTCGGATATGATTCATGGATTCGTGACGGACTACGCGGATACATTTTGTCGAGCGGATCAGGTGCTCATCGAGCGTCAGCCTCCCGGGGGCATCACGAGCGTGGAGGTGCTCCTGCACTACATCTTCAGGCACAAGGCTATCCTCATCAGCCCCGTGTCCATGCACAAACACTTCGGCATGGGACATTTGGATTATGAACAGAGAAAGGAACGAACGGAATTGATCGCCTCCAAATACATAAAGGACTCATCGTACTACGATCGGCTGGAGCGAAAACACGACATAGCCGACGCCCTTTGCATGATTCTTTATCAGTCATTCAAGAATGGTCTCGCCTTTAAAAAACGAGGTACGTGCACACTTTTTGAAGAGTTCGCTTACAGGTGACATTTTAAAATTTCTTTTAATTATATGACTCTCACAGATGTTCAGATCACTAAGAAGGTGCGTCAACTTAGGACCAAATACGGAAAGATGTACGCGCCCCTCAAGTACTTCAGGGGACTCCCCACTCTCAGAGATGTCGAAACCAGATACAAGAAGATGTTGAAGAAGGACTACGCGCCATTCAAGACGGACACCAAGGTGAAGACACGAACCTCTTCGTATACCCAACGTTTCCGCAAAAAGTATCCAGGGGTCAAGTCTCTCCCGAACGTCGCCAAGGCTACTGGGATACCCCTGAAGACCCTCAAGACCGTGTACGACCGTGGTCTCGCGGCGTGGCGCACGGGTCACAGACCGGGGGCAACCCCTCAGCAGTGGGGGTACGCGCGGGTCCACAGTTTCGTCATGAAGGGAAAGACGTACTACACGGCTGATAAGAACCTAAGTTGATGAAGAAAACATTCGAACCCAACTAACAAAAATGGAACTCGCATCTTTCGTTAACGATTCTCCCCGCTTTCTCACCGATGGCCGTATTCACGTGTCGTCGGTGCCCGAATTGTTCAACAAGAAGACGGTGAAAAAAGGTCGGTTCACGTCTATCGAGGATGGTAGGCTCGACGCACAGCCTAACGATATTACCGAAACGGTACGAACCATCGTCGATCGCCAGCAGAGCACGGCGATGGCCTTTTACTACCCGGAGGGTCAACGTGATCCGAGAGAGGGCTGGAAAAAGAATGATGCGATAAATTACATCAAGACGCTCGCGCAGTACAAACAGACGCACAACCCATGGATAATCAAGGTGATCAAGGATCCTGAAACCAGGCTGAATACGCATTACATCCTCGACGCCGGTCACAGGTTTTACAATCTCATGTGGTTTCTGGAGGATGGGTTCCCCGTGCAGGGAAGGTACTGGTCACAGTGGGAACTCGCCGAGAAGCAAAACTTTTTTGACGTCAGGATCCAATGCATCATGTATCATGATCTCAGCGAAGAAGAGGCTTGTGAGATTATGCGCCTCATGAACACGCACTTGACAATGAGCAACGGTGAGAAGCTCAACGTTTGCAAGCACAAGAAAGATGCGCACGTCCTATTTTGCGACGGCCTGTTCAAGTCTTCGGTGGAAGACTTGCTGTACTCACGGTTTCTCAACGACAAGAAGCGTTCTAAAGACCTGGACACACTCTGTAACCTGAGTGAAAAGTACATGCGTTTGGTGTTACACAAACCCGTCACATGTGTAGGTGGGCTCATCCTGAAGAACCTGAGCGAACTCAACGATTTTTTCATGGGTGATGAACAGGAGAAGAAGCAGATCCAGGCGGCACTCATCGAACATACGATCAAAGTGTTTAGTCTTTTCCCCGAGAAGGGTCGACGTGTCTTCGTTCAGACCTTCGATATGTACATGGTTTTCAGCCTGGTCTACAGGGGTGTGATTGCGGATAACCAAATCACCAAGAGCTTTTTCGAAGCCGTCTACAACCCTAACATTGCCGATGGGTTGTGGTTCAAAAAATGGCGTGAACCCGAGTTCGCGTCTGGGCACGGGTCCGAGGCTGACAAAATTAGGATGAAGACGAAAATATATCATGATTTTTGCACTCAATTTAGCAACAAGTAAAAATGTTGACCTATATAAATGCCTCTCCCCAAGTGTTCACCCAAAGAGGTGTACGATAAAAAATCTAAAAAGTGTATCGTGATAGGAAGCGACGCGTACAAAGCCATCGTGAAGAACAACCCCAGCGCGTTCAAACACTACGCGTCTAAGATTGCCAAGGCGACCAAGGCACCCCCGAAGTGTAGTGTGACCCAGGTGTACAACAAGAATACGGGAAAGTGTGTCAATATAGGTAGCCAAGCGTACCGTGAGGCGCTCAAGAAGGATCCCACGGTTTTTAATAATCAGATCAGTAAAATCAATGCCCTATTAGGACCCAAGAAGGTCAACAGTCCCAACGAGACCCTAGCGAACATCATGAAAAAGAAGACTCCTTCACCTTATCAACTCCCTCCTCATCTCGAAAAGATGTTAGTTGGTAAATGTACAAAGCCCGATGAAGTGTACAGTAAATTATCAAAGCGATGCGTCAAGATTGGTGGTCAGGCGTACAAGCAGGCGTTGAAGAAAAATAGCACCGTGTTTGATTCACAGAAGCAGAAGATTATGACTTTCAAGCCAAAGACCCCCAAGACCTCCGTGAAGAAGATGAACCTCGTCAAGCCAAAGACCCCCACCAAGCCCAAGACCCCCGAGGGACTGAAAAAGCTCCTGCTCAAGAGTCAACCGGTCCCCAAGGTTTCCGCGAAGACCCGAGCACTCTTCATGAAGAAGATCGTCAGACATTTAAAGACCAAAAAGCCGG